TCGGAGAGCAGTTCCGTTGTGTCTAACGCAACAAATGGAATCGAACCACCTAGAGACTACCTGTCCGTTAAGAAGTCAAAAAAGGGGCCTCTTAAACAGATTGTCCCTCAATATGGATCTCTTAAAAACAGTTATACGCTCCTTTGGGATATGGAGTCCAATCGTGGTTATATTAATGTTGTTGCTGTGATGCAGAAATTCTTTGACCAGGCAATTTCTGGTAACTGGAGTTACAATCCTGAGAGGTATCCTGATAATGAGGTTCCAGTGTCCACCATGGCACAAGACTTTTTGACTACATATAAGTACGGTTGGAAAACCTCCTACTATCAAAATACTCATGATATGAAGAATGATGAGGTAGTAGAAGAAAAACCAAATTTAGATAACCTGTTAAACGAATTAGAACAAGCCGAGGAGGGAGAGTGTGAATCCTGTGCAGTTTAAGATTTCATCCGTAGAGGATAACAATATGACTAAAGTTAAGGGCATGACGGTCTTTAACACTGAACAAGTAAATACTAAAAAGCAACCAATGTTTTTTGGTCAACCTCTGGGAGTACAGAGGTATGATTCTTACAAATATCCAGTCTTCGATAAACTCACTACACAACAGTTGGGTTATTTCTGGAGACCAGAAGAAGTTTCACTGCAGAAGGACCGTGGGGATTATCAAACACTTCGTCCAGAACAAAAGCATATCTATACCTCTAACCTCAAGTACCAGATTATGCTTGACTCCATTCAAGGGCGTGGTCCTGGGATGGCTTTTATCCCTTACTGCAGCCTACCTGAACTAGAGGCATGTATGGAGGTCTGGGGATTCATGGAAATGATCCATAGTCGTTCCTATACCTACATTATTAAGAATGTCTACAGTGACCCCTCAGAGGTCTTTGACAAGATCGTAACTGATGATCGCATTTTGGAACGTGCAAGCAGTGTTACAGCAGCATACGATGACTTTATTGGTAGTGCTCATCAGTATGACAATAGCACCATGTGGCAACTTGCTAATGAGGGTCATATTGCAGGTAAATTCGACCGTTATGAACTGAAACGTAAACTTTATAGAGCAGTTGCAAATGTCAACATACTGGAAGGAATCCGTTTTTATGTCTCTTTTGCTTGTAGTTTTGCTTTTGGTGAACTTAAACTCATGGAAGGTTCTGCCAAAATCATCTCCCTTATTGCACGGGATGAGAACCAACACCTCGCCATCACTCAAAACATTTTGAACAAGTGGGCACAGGGTGATGATCCTGAAATGAAGAGGATTATGAAGGAAGAGGAGGAGTGGACTTATAAGGCATTTGACAATGCTGTCAACGAAGAGAAACGTTGGGCAGACTATCTGTTCAAAGATGGATCGATGATTGGTCTAAATGACAAACTCCTACAGCAATATGTTGAGTGGATTGCCAATCGTCGATTGGTAGCAATCGGATTGAAGAGACAGTATGATGTTCCTGCTAAGAACAACCCACTGCCCTGGACACAGCACTGGATCTCTTCTAAGGGTCTTCAGGTAGCACCGCAAGAGACAGAAGTTGAGTCTTATGTGGTTGGTGGTATTAAGCAAGATGTGAAAAAAGACACATTCAGTGGTTTTCAACTCTGATTTTTGCTTAAATAGGGGGAGACGCATCCCCCTAATGCCAAGAAATCAAATTTCTGCAATTGAATTTAAGACAAGAGTTCTAAAGATAAAGAATGAACTCTTTTGGGAGGAACACCAATACAGTGAAGAATCTAGAAACCTAGCACATAAATATCTCAATATGGTGCTGGACGCAATTGATGAGTATCGATTATGAAAATCCATGGAGATATGGTGAGAGACCTTTTACTAGTGACGATATTCACGACTTTTATGGTTTTGTGTATAACATTACCAATCTCACCAACCAACGACAATACATTGGGCGAAAGTATTTTTGGAGTCATCGAAAACCTCCGGGGAAGAAACGCCGAGTAAAAAAAGAATCTGATTGGAAAAAGTATTATGGGTCTTGTCCAGAACTTAGGGAAGATATTGAAAGAATCGGCAAACATAATTTTAGTAGGACTATCCTCAGCCTTCATAAAACAGCTGGCAAAACAAACTTTGAAGAGACGAGACAACTCTTCATCCACGGAGTCCTCACCGAATCCCTTGACACAGGAGGACCTGCATACTACAATAGTAACATCCTCAGCAGGTACTTCCGAAAAGACTACTATGATGGAGACTGAAGAAATCGTTGCCGACGTTCGACAGTGGGCAATCAATAAAGTTCAAGAGTACAATGGTAAAGGTATAGAAAGAATTTATGATCAATTTGCAATCATGGCAGAGTTTGATGAATGGTTTGATCCCAAAGAAGATTTAGAGGTTGTATCACTTGACGAAATCTCAAGAGAGCAGTATGATGACTTTGTTGATTATTCAGACGGTATCGAAAGAGCATAATCAACTGCGGTAATCCCCTTAGTGGTTCAGGATTAGCGGCGATAGGAACCACTAATGACTCAGTAGCTCAGCTGGATAGAGCAACTGCCTTCTAAGCAGTCGGTCATAGGTTCAAATCCTATCTGAGTCGCTGGGCATTGGGAGAGACCACCACCACCTCCTCTCTCATGTAAGACCCGACCCGCGGAGTTAGTTCAGCGGTAGAACGCTATCCTTCCAAGTTAGATGTCGTCGGTTCGATTCCGATACTCCGCTTTCCTTCTTTAGGAACATGAAACCAGTTGAAATTCTTCTGCTTATCTCAGAGCTAGAAGGTTCTTATCAACACACAAAGAAACTTGGTTTTGATCAAGACTGCGCTATTCTCCGTACTATGTGTGATAAGTACTATAAACTGTATTTCAAACTAAAGAAGGAACAATCAGATAATCCTCAATAGCTCAGTTGGCAGAGCGTCTGACTGTTAATCAGAATGTCCCTGGTTCAAGCCCAGGTTGAGGAGTCTGCTTGAATAGCTCAGCGGTAGAGCATCTCCTTTACACGGAGGCGGTCGGGGGTTCGATCCCCTCTTCAAGCATATAATTTTTTGATTATGGAATATATTTTTCAGTCAAACTTTTTGATTAAGTTTAAGCACCCAGATGCTGATAAGTTTATTTCGGAACTTGAAAGAGTTACTCTTGACACTGTGGATGATTATACGTGGTCTTGGGGTGATTATTGTAAAGTTGATAGAGTAGTTTTAAGTGGTATGGATTTGGGAAAATATTTTCGTCCCATCATAAATCGTATTGGAAAAGAATTAAATTATTCTGGTGGAATGGGAATGGACATTCCTTGGCTAAACTTTTATAAAAAGCATGGATTTCAAGAGGTTCATGATCATTACCCTGCTGATCTTGCAATGGTATTCTTTGTAAATGAAGGAAAAGATTTTTCAGGATTTTATGTCAAAGATAGAAACAATACAAATGTAAGTATGAATCTTACAAAAGTGCTTAATCAATTCAATGGTTATGATAATTCATCTTTTCTGAATGTATCTGCTGGAGATGTTTTAATATTTCCTGGTAATATGCTTCATGGAGTATCAGCACATGGTTCTGATATCATGAGAAAGACACTTTCAACTAATATTTACTTTAATAAATAAATCACTTAAATCCTGTATCATGATTACCGTAAGATGCAAAGAATGCGGAACAGAACTAACAAGCACTAGTAAAGTTCAGTTCTGTGGTTGTTCCAACCAAATGAGAGTTGTGGACAATAAAGTTGGTGCTGTTGACTTAGATAAAGTCGTAATGGTATCAAATAAAATAGAGAATAAGATTGATAGTCATTTCTCTAGATCGGAACTTCTCTATCAAGAGGAGAGACGTAGACGCAAGGTTCGTAGACTGGACTTTGAAGTCAAATAGGAAGAGTGGTCGAGTGGTTTATGGCACTGGTCTTGAAAACCAGCGAGGGTGCAAGTCCTCCGTGGGTTCAAATCCCACCTCTTCCGTTAAGAAACACAAACATTTAGAAACAGTTAAATCTGTAAATAGTATCATACTGTTACACACTAAGAAAAATGCCATCTAATGACCAACAATCTTTGTCATTGGAAACAAGAACGTGTCCAAAATGTCAAGCAACATGGATAAACGGACAGCATTATTGGTACACCGGTAAGACTGGAAATGAAATGGATCTTGCTGGATTAGTCTGTAATAATCATGGTGATGAAACCTGCATAAATCCTTGCAAAGGTGAAGAAGGTGGAGTAACATGGGAAGACAGAATGAAAACCTTGGTGAAGTTAGAAAATGAGTCACAGGATGGATGAAATCAAACCTGCTCATTACATCACAAAAGAAGAGTGTCAGATGATGATTGATGATGCCATACGAAAACACAATCGTAATGCTTCAATTATTAGTTTCTGTGTTGGTTGGGTTGTTCTTGCACTTTTCTCTGAAGGTCTTCTTAGACTTATTGGAGTAATACCACCACTTTTCCCATGGCTACACATCACATTGAAGTAATCGGAATAGTTTTACTTTTAGTATTTGCTGCCACGATGTTTTATCAGGGAACCATGATATTACATCAAAAACAAGGTTATTCACAAAAATATATAAAGAGAGACCTTGAGAGAATGCGTCTAAGGGTCGAAGAGGTGATAAAAAATGCAAAAAATTAACTCACTGTTTTTAAATTTCACAGTTTCAATTATCGATTATCTTTACAGAGGGAGGGACTTTCAACGTTTTTGGGTGCTTGAAGAGATTGCAAGAGCACCTTATTTTGCATTTTTGAGTGTGTTACATTTACGTGAATCTTTAGGTTTACGAGGTGCCTGGCATTTATACTTAATGAAGGAACACTTCGGGCAGACAGTTAATGAGACAGAGCATTTGGAGTATATGGAAAGTCGGGGTGGTAATCGTTATTGGATTGATCGTTTTGTTGCCAGACACCTCGTACTCCTCTACTATTGGGTCAACGTGGTTTATTATTGGGTGGCTCCTCGCTCTGCATACCATCTGTCATATGAAATAGAACTTCATGCTGCAGAAACTTATGAAAAGTATCTTAATATACACCCAAATGATGATGATATTGCTAGAATTATGAATGATGAAA